TCCAAAACCAATAATATTTCTTCTCTACTCACCTTACTCACCTTCATTGTTTTCTCCTATTATTTATAACAAATAAAATCTTCTTTCCACATTATTTATTTTACCAGTTTTTTACAGTTTGTAAACAAATTTATATTATTTATGCAAAACCACTTTATTTATGTTTGTTTTTAATATAATCTTTTAACCATGAAAAACCATATGCGGGTACTATCCATGGCTTTTGGCCATAGAACTGTAAAAGAATTTGCGAGGGATTGTGGTATTAACCCACAGTTGATTTATAAGTTCATTCGGAACAATGAAGTGCCAGAAAAATATCGTAAACAGATATCTGATGCTTCTGAGGGTAAGATTAAGCCCTATTGGTTTTCACCAGTTTATGAGGACGAGCCATGACTTCTTTCCTCCCCCGTATCTCCTTGGATCGTGGCCGTCCTCCATTTGAACGAGGTAGGATAAAAAATCGTAATCACTCGACAAAAGTTATCGATTACAGCCAATTACGTTTTACCAACATTACACCGACAGACTTAGACGGTTTGATTGAATGGAAGAATAAGTGTTTCATCCTGATTGAATTAAAGCACATGATAAATCCCGAAATGAAAACAGGACAGCGATTAGCATTAGAGCGATTATGCGATGCCGTATCTAAACCCTGTATTATTTTTCTTGGGATACACGACAGTTATGATGACGATGATATAAAAGCCCATAATTGTGTATTACATCAATTTTACTTTAAAGGTGAATGGAAAAAACCTAATCGTGAATACGGATTATTAGAAGCCATTATTGGTTTCGTTGATAAAGTCGAAAATGGCTTTTATTCTAATCTGAATTGAAGTAGATTAAAAAGTGTGGGGCAAGATTAAGGCCTTACCCCACTAATATCCGAAAGGAGATTTATGAAGAAAGAAAATTCGGACTGTTGCAGTCTATCAAACTTTCCCAATATTTCCAATCGGCGTACTCCAAACGACATTAGGAGCGTGGTTAGTCGCGGCTTGGAAGAAAATCTAACCAACTAAAAAGAGAGGAACTACCGTCCCACCCTGACGGCCTCGACAGAGAAGCCCATTTGGGATTCGATGGAAGAATTACCAGAACCTTTTTTGGTTAATGAATGGTAGGTTAAGAGACAAAAGCCTAAAACCCATTCTCTGGAAAATGGGTAACCTTGGGCAAATGAAAAGGAGATAGCATGAAAAAGAAGATTTTAGAAACACCAGATTTTATACCCGATGAGTTATGGGAGGAATGGGTGGCTTACCGAAAAGAAGATTTAAAAAAGCCAGCTAGTTTACGTTCCCAGAAAATGCAACTAAACACAATAATTAAATTGAGAGATGAAGGTTACTGTCCACAAAAATTAATATGTCTGGCAATAGAAATGGAATGGCAAGGAATTTTTCCACATGAGAGGGCAAAATATGGAACACATCAAAAACATAATAAACTTTCAGCCGCAGAGCGAGTCAAAGCGAAAGCAACTGAGCGAACAAACACTATCCGTCTTGTGGGTGGCGATGGCTGAAATGTTTGGAACGAAATGGACGAACCATTACGGTGATGAGCCTAATACTACATGGGCAGTAGGGTTAGCTGGGTTAACCGATAAACACATCGCTAGGGGCTTAAATAAGGTTATTGACAGTGGTTCAGAATGGCCACCTAGCTTACCAACCTTTAAAGCTATGTGTAAAGCTGGAGAGGGTTGGCAATCTCGCCAAAGTTATGTGCCTCGTTTAGAATATGAAATGACTGAAACCGATAAAAAAGAATTTACAAATAACATTCAAAAATTACGCGATATTCTAAATGACAAGGTGGGTGAAGAAAAATAAATATTATATCCAAAGTGTTTGTTGCACTTTTAATATTTCTAAAAGTAAAGTGCAAGGCCAATGGAAATATACACTCTGGCGGTTATCCGATAAAAGTAATCAAGGTGTTTTTTTAAGTGCTGGTGATGCGAAATTGATGGCAGAGGAAATTATAAATAATGAATAAATTACCTACCGATAATGATGTATCTGATGCTCTGGCATTTTTAGTGGCTACTGATGAGCAAGTAGGCCAAGCACATGGTAAAACGGTACGGCTCAAAGAAACATTAAAAGTGGTTAAGGCCAGAGAAACACCAAGCCATGGCACAGCGTTACAAAAAGAAAAACTGGCTTATATGTCCGACTCGTACAATAAAGCCCTAAATGATTATGCCAATGCAATCACTGATGAAAAGATATTACACGCCCAACGAGCAAGCCAGATAGTTATTATTGACGTATGGCGTACCCTTAGTGCTAATATTCGTAAATCAAATTAAGAGGTATTGTATGGCTAAACGTAAACCTGTTGTAAAACGTCTGCAAAAACACCTTTGGGAATTGACTTCTAAATATGTGCGGTTGCACGCAAGTAACTGGAATGGTGAATGTTCTTGTGTTACTTGTGGCCTTACAAAACCCTGGAAAGAAATGCAAGCTGGGCATTTTATTCCTCGTGCCCAAGGCAATTCTACTAAATGGGATTTGAGAAATATTCACCCTCAATGTTATCGCTGTAATATTAATCTCGGTGGGAACGGTGCGGAATATTACCCTTTCATGGTTAAAACTTATGGTGAAAAGGTTGTGACTGAATTACGCCAATTAAGCAATCAAAGCCGAAAAATAACACCTTGTGAATACCAAACCATGATTGATGAAATGGCCGAGCGTATTAGTAAATTAATTATGGAACGTCAACGCTCTGACTATTGGACTCATTGGGCTCTGCAAAACGTATCATAAAAAAGGCCAGCCAGCTTTGACACTGGCCAGCCCCCACAAGGATTCTAACCTAATCTTTAAGCCCATGTGGCACTTCTTTGTATTCCTTATATTTGCCCAAGCAAACTTTATAAAACATATCTTCGATATCTTCTTGCGCTACCTCTTGAATGTCCTTACCATTCATATCAAATTCCTGTCGGAAATATTTATTAATATGCTTGGTGGTTGCAGCTGAAAACTTTTCTTCAGTCTTGAACAATCCATTCTCAAAAGGTAAATAATCAATATCCAGATTTCTACCTGCCACTGGTGTCGAGTACGAAAAAAGAATCTCGCTATCTTTAAACTTTACTAGCGTCATGTTGCTTCCGTAGTTTATTAACATCTTATGTTCCCCTATTTGTTAAGCACTTTTTCTACTTCTTCAGTAGTAAATGCAAAATCCTCATTACGTCCTTCTTCACGTCCTTTTTCATAACCTATTTTGTAGGCTTCGTCATACGTGAATTTAATTAGCCTCACGATAGTTCCCTCAATAATGTCAATCTGAAAGTCTTTAGCTTTTTGCATAAAGTCTTCTTGTTCTTGATAATACTTTTTATATCGTGACATTGTTTTTTCCTTGTGTTGTGGGGCGGTTTCCCGCCCCTTTTAATTTACGATATAGTTACTAAATAACTGTTTGGAAGTTTTGTTATTAACTCCTCGTTATATTCGCCCCAAACCTTTGTGGCTTCCTCTTTAGTTTTAACTTCTTTGTAACCAAAAGGTACTGTTGCAATTTCATAACCGTCTTTATTTTCAATAACTGCTTCTACCCATATTTTATGGTTTTCAATATTTACTCTTCTAAACCATCTATTTTCCAAATGACTTTGTATATAATTAATTGCGTCTGAACTAAAATTATTCTCTGCCATTTCGTTTATGTTTTCGTTACTAAGTCCCATCTTCTTTCTCCTTGTGTTTGTCTAACTATGAATACAGTTTAATCGTTATAAATAACAATGTAAAGGAGTTTAATAGTTTTTTTTGTAACGTAAGTTACTGATTTATAAAGGATTATAAATTATTTGATATTTATTTATAACTAGGGGGGTTATATTTTAAGATCCTGGGGATTTTATATGTCCCATTCCCACCAGATAAGAAGTCCTATGAGATAGCCACATAATAAGGTTAGTGCGACAGCTAAAACAATCAGCACATAAAAAGTTTTGCAAAACTCATTTATGTTTTTTAAAAGGTTAACTTTATCGAGCGTCCGCAACCGTACCATAAACATTAAACGTCAAAGCGTTCCCTGTTCCACTACGCACACCAAGCGTACCCGACGGCAATAAGGTAATACCAGCACCATCGAGATAGGCTTGCAAATCTAAATAAGCACCAGCCGCCAAACTATTATCCCACACCAATGCGGTAGTTTCGTCATAAGTTGAACCATCGTCATCGTGAAATAGCCTTAGTGTTGCGGCACTAGCTGATGTATTGGCAACTAATATTCGTGTTATTTCTGTCCGCAGACTTGCGGTAAATGCTGTGGCCGCTGTAGTATTACTAGGACGTACCTGAGCAAGTAGACTTGATGGAGCATATGGGTTCATGGATTTTTTACTGTCACTTATTTATATTATAGGGTTAATAATAGGATTGCATATTGGTTATTCTTGCCCTATTTTCCATAAACCAATAACTTTATCTTTCATTAAGCAAGCCTCTGTTTCTTTCTTGTCGTATTTCCGCGTCCTCGTCCATTTGTAATCCTCTTGCTATTGTTGTACCAGCCACTGGTGGCAATAACAATCTCGGTATTTTTTGCCCAGGATTTAATACCGTCCTATCAAGCAACTGGTTTCTTCTAGCTTGATCTATTGCTCTTGTTGCTGGGTTTCGTTCCAATAACTGTCTAGCCATTTCATATTTTACATCTTCATCGCCTAATGGCCGCATACGTTTTCGTGCTTCACTAAATGCTTCTGCCCCACTGCGAAGTAAATTCCTTCCCACAACAAATTCTGGGCTACCTGTTGCGATACTTTCTGCAACCACAGTATCAACAAAACTGTCCTCTTCCAGTGCTTTTAATTTTGCTAGCCTTTCTGCTGTTTTGGAATTACCTCTTACAGCATCAAAAGTTTGTTGTTGCCTAGATAACCCATCTATTTTATTCATAAAATTATTAAATAATTCTTCGCCTACTTCTGGGTTTTCTTTATTTGCAAATAATGCTCTCATCTTTTTTTCTATATCTTGCCTTCTAAACATTTTAACCGCATCGTGCGTCCATTGTCCTTTTTCTACCTTGTCTTTTATTGCTTGAACAACACCAACTTTTACCGCTTCCATTTCAGCAGGATTATATTTTGCAATTTCTTCTATAAACTCGTCACTCGATTTGTTTAAGAAGTTTTTACTTTCATCAATAACATCTTCTATTTGTTTTGCACCAGCATATATATTTCTGGCTTTTTTGTAGATTGTGTTTTGCGTATCCAACTCATTTAATAATTTAGATCGTATCTCTCGATACTTGTTGGCTTTTTTTGAATCACCTTGTTTATACAAAGCGTCTATTTTATCATCTAGCCCTTCTTTAATAGTTTGCCAACCTTCTAATGTTGGCAATGTTCCTTCTTTTGTAAATACGTTCGGATCAACCTTTTTTCCTTCAAGCAATACTTCTAACTTGCTCATTTCTTTGATACTGGATACCAAATCATCATTAACACTAACTGCTTTATATATGCGGTTTAAGGTTTCACTAGGCTCAATACCTATCTCAAATGCTTCCTTATATAAAGGTGATGCTTGCTCTTTTCTTAATTTCAATAATTCCTTTTTAGTTGTAATTTTATCTGGTGTGTTTGGGAATAAATTATCCATCAGGTTTTCAGAAGTAGCTCGACTGCGTTCTTTTAAAAATTTATTTATAAAAGTTTGACTCTTACCTTCTACTAATGACAATGTTTCTAATAAACTGGTAACACCATCTACATCTGCTAATGTTCCATTGTCACCTAAATTGGCTATTGTCTCGGCAACTTCTTCTTTAGATTGCCCACTATTTAATAACGCTCGTTCAATTTGATAAGCCGCCCTTATTTCTGGGTTTTTTGCATTTTTTATAAAACTGGCTAACTTTGGAATCTGTGTTGCAAACTCACCAACAATCGGGCCAAATATTGCCGCAGTAACACCTTCTTCTACTCCAGTTTCAATTGCCTCTCTTGGTATATCACTAATTGTTTCTGCTTCACCAGTACCTCTTAAACCGCCAGTAAATAAACCAGCACCGCCACTATACCCAGCACCTTTAGCAAAACGCCCTAATAAACCACTACGTTGTAAATTACTCATAGCAGATTGGCCTAATTTTGTTCCAGCTAATTTTATGCCGCCTAATAACCCTGTTCCTAAACCACTAGTTAATTGTGCTCCTAGTGCCGCTTTTGGGTTTTGCCTTTCAAATTCTGCTAACCGATCCAGATATTGTTGTTTACCTAATTGATAATCACCACCAAATGCCATATTTGCTAACCCTGCTAATTCATCACCAAAACCAAAGGTTGCAGTTTGTATTCCTTGATCTATTAAACCACCACCCATTAGTTGATAAGGTGAAATAGTAGGCGGTACATTATTATCTACATTAGTACGATTTACTGGTGAAGGTGATATTACAATATCATCGCTAGGTATTTTTTTATTCCACCTTACTCCGTCGCTTAAATATTCCTCACCAGTCTTAGCAATAAATGTTTTCCCTTTATATTTGGCTGGATCAGCATCAGTTAATTTCATTGTCATCGTATTTCACCTTCAATTTACTATTCTACCTTCTATTGGTGGAACTATATCTACCTCGTTAAATGGACTTAAATCTAAGGAAAAACCACTATCACTAGCGTTTAATTTACTGCCAAATCTTGTTGCTGTTTTTGCTAAACTGGATCGTCTTTTATTTGAGTATAATAAAGCAGTGTCTCTACCTCTTTTTAAACGATCTCTTATTTGTTTTAATTGTGCCAATAACTGTTTAGGCGATAAGTCTGCATCAAGTGCGGCTATATTATTTGCTAATGCCTTAAATTCTTCGTTACTTAATGCACCCAACGTTCCTCCTTCCTGTTTTATTTTTAATAATTGATCAAATGCAATTCGTGATTGTATTGATCCTAAAGTTGCCTCAAGTAAAGTTCTTTTGTTTGGCAAAATAATGTTTTGTGCTTTTTCTACTACATCTTTACTTGCGGCATCAGCTAATGCTTTTCCAACTTCTGTATTACCGTCTAACAACGCATTTAAATCGTCTAATAAAAACCCGCTCTTATCCACTAAATTTTGTGAATAATTACTAAGTTTAAAAAAATCATCTGCCGCTTTTTCATAGGAATTATATTGACTTTGCAATAATTGTTCTTGTTTCGTGTCTAAATCAGCTTGTTTAATTGCCATTTCAGCATCTTCTTTTTCTTCTTGGCGTAAACGAACACGTTTAATTTGTTCTGCTATTTCTGGATAACGACTAAAATCACCTGTTCTATTTATTTCGGCTATTTTTTGTGGATCAAATCCTTTTTCTAATAAAAACTGTTGCATTGAATTATCTAACGCCTCTATACCTAATCGCTTAAATTTTATAGCTTCTGCCATGGCCGTTGGATCGCCTGTGATTTGTGCTAACTGTTGCATATAATCAGCAGTCCCTAGTGTTCTTCCTAAAAAGTCACCAGTCATAGCATTAGTTCGTAATTCGTCTAATTGCCGACTAATGTTTCGGTTACGACGCAATTCTTCCATTTCTATTTCACGTTTCTCTCGCTCCGCTATCGCTAAATCATCTTGTATCCTCATATTCCGATGCGTCGCTAACCCGTCAAATACGCCCCCTATGAGCCGTTCCCCTACGCTTTTAGGGTATCTAGTGGGCTGTGCCGCTTTGAATAGCCCTTGAGCTAAACTGCCAGCTAGTCCAGGACGATATCCATATTCATCGAATGAACCTACCAATCGCATTTTTCTACTATCTTCAGCCATAATTATTCTCTACGCATTGCTATGTAAATAAATAACATTATTAACCCTACACTTAAAAGACACGCCAGAACGACTAATATACCTTCTGTCCATTTGCGTATAAATTCTTTTCTAGCATAATATAACCGTTGTCTTTCTTTCTCTATCTTTCGTTGTTCTGCTACTATCTCGCCCCAAATATCTGGGCCATATCGCATTTTTAACGTCCTATGTAAGTCTACCATTAACTCAATAGAACGCTTCCTTTGTATTACTGCTTCTATTGCTTCAGCTTGTGCAGACTCGGGTTGTAATACTTTTCTCCATATTGGTGGATTTTCGGCTCGTGCTTTGGCTTTTTCAATATCCTGTTTTGCTGCAAAAAATTTACCTATATGTTGAGCACACTGATGTATTTCCGCACCTTGCTCTACTAGGTGTTTCACTTGTTTTACAGCACTCGAACATACTTTGATTGCTGCAAGAACACTGAGAGGTTCTACCATTACTGCACACTTTTACCGTTTATCCTTCCTTGTAAAAAACTTATTTTTTCCCTCAACTGACTAACTTGTTCTTTTAACTGATCAATCTCCTCTACTAATAACTCATGCCGTCTATCTGCTGAATCATCAGCTTTATTAAATCGATCAATTAACTTAACTAATATGTCATATAACTCTTTTAACTTTGATGTAATTAGTTTCTGGAGAAACACCCACATTCCTCCTACCATACCTAATACAACAACTATTGCTCCACCTTCGTAATATTCCACACTGTTAACTTTCTAGTGCTTCTATTCGTGCTTCTAAAGCATCTATTTTTGCACTTGCTTCTTGTAATGCTGCTGTTAGATATACGGTTAATTTTTCATAAGTAATAAATTTCGTATTTCCTAATTCTTCATTTAATGTTTTATCCCGTTTTTCTACTTTACCATCAGCATCAGGTGGACTTTCACTTAGATCAGGAACGGGAGCATCTTTAACAACATGATTAAAAATTGATTCTACTTCTTGAGCAATAAAACCTATTTGCTCTGCATCATCTGCTTTACCTTGATCAGAATTAGCTTTCCATTTGTAATAAGTTGGTTTAAGTTGATTAACTTTTGCTAATATTCCATCAGAAGTTGTAATACGACTTTGTATATCTTTTAAACGACTATCTGAACCAGTATAACTTCCTGTAATATATGTACTACCATTTCCATACAAACTATAAAGCGTAGTGCTTGGTGAGTACCCTAAAATTCCATAACAAGCTGCTGCATCATCATAAGCAATTAAACCGCCATGACTTGTTGATAATGTTCTTGCATAAATTCCATAACTAGCATCACCTTGAGCATAAATTGCATAATTATTAGCAACCGATCCTGTTTGCCTATAATACCCTGCTGCACCTCTACTGGATTGTGTATATGTGCCTGAACCGTTACTGTTAACATTATAAAACCCATACCCTTCCCCATCGTTTAAAATATTAACCACTTGAGAAGTGCTACTTGAATTATCTTGATGTATATCAATCGCTTGATGGCCTGTTTCATTGTTATACACAAATAATGTTGCTGATGTTTTTGAAGCCGCTCCTATTCCTACCTCTCCTGCTGAATTAATATCTATGGTGCTTGGGGCTGACACACTACCAATTTTTCCGCTATCAGGAACTTGTATCCCTGATCCAGATAACGTAAGGCCAGCAGTCAGTGTTCCATTTACCATTGATTTTAAAATTAACTCAGAATCTTCTGTTCCATCAGAAACATCTGTTGCTTTAGCGGCTATATTAGCTGATGTAAATTGTTGATTATTGTCGTTTTCTTGGCGAAACTTAATAATTCCACCAAAATCTCCATCAGCAGGGCTATCACTTGTTCTGTTAAAAATAAGTTGTGGTGCTGCATCTGCATCATCAGCATTAGAATCTAATTGCAATGTAGTATCGTTATTGCCAGCAGATAATGTAAGGCCAG